GACCGTTCCTTCACGATGGGGCTCAACCGCAAAGGGCCGAGGGTCGTCGCTCAAAAGCGAATCACCCCGGACGCACGACAACGGGCCAACGAACGAGCCACGGCATGGCGCAAAGCCAACCCTGAACGAGCGGCACAGAATCAGAAGCGCCAACGAGAACGGAGGAAGGTCAATGGTTGAAACGCTGGAGATACGCAGTCTGTTCGATGAACTCACCGAAATCGACGTCGGCTTAACACCTCAGGAGAGATTTGAGAAGTTCCATTCCGAGAACATGCACGTCTACGTCGAGTTGCGGAAACTGGCGTTGGACCTCGTTGATCGTGGACACGAGCACATCGGAATCGCCATGATTTGGGAGACCCTCCGCTACAACTACGCCCTACGGACCAAAGACGCCTCAAAGTTCAAGTTGGACAACTCCTTGAGGGCGCCGTACAGCCGATTGCTGATGGCGAACGAACCACGGCTTGCAGGGGTGTTTGAAACCCGTCACTCAAAGCACGACGGCTAGACTAGACAGATGGCTACTCCCTCCCTCCAACAACGTCTGAAATCACTGAACGTCAAGATGAAAGCCAACAAACAAGAGTGGAAAGCGTTGAAAGCCGAACGAGAACGTGAGTGGGTCGAAGCGGCGAAGTTCGGGGTGGCTCAGAGTCTGTTGGCGGAATATAGCTCTACCGATGCCATGCAGGTAAGTCGGGCTGTTGCGAAAGCGAAGAAGGAGACGCACCATGACCCTCGCCAATGAGTGGTTCACTCTCAAGCCCGAGACTGTCAAGGTCGATGTCTACCGCAACTCAGCCGAGAGCGCCGTACGAATGACGCACCTACCTACAGGGATTGTCGCTGAGCATTCAGAGCATACGTACGAGTCTGAGAACCGAAAGTGTGCGCTAGAGGAACTGACCGCTCGCGTATTTCACGCTCTTGTTGACATCCTCGCCGCCCCTTGAGGGGCAAATTGTCGGACGTGAAACTGAAAACTGATTCAGGTATCTTGGTAGCGTGAGCCCAATGCCCGTGAAAACACACTTCGAAGAGTTGACTATCGAGGAGCGCGATCAACGCATGGCCTCACTGAAACTCGCCGGACTTACCTATGAGTCGATAGCCCAGGAGTTCGGTATCTCGTTGAGCGGTGCCTACCAGGGCGTGGAACGAGCGATGAAAGCCGTCCCCTTCCCCGAAGCCGACACACTCAGGAAGATTGAGTTAACGCATCTGGACAAGGCTCAGTCCAAAGCCCTCTCGATTCTCGACGCGCGACATCTGGCAATCTCAGTCAAGGGCGACACGGTAGTTGACAAGGACGGCAACGAAGTAACCGACGACACCGTTGCCCTGAAAGCCATTGATTCACTGGTGAAAGTCCAGACACGTCGGGCCAAGCTCTTAGGGTTAGATGCCCCAACGAGAGTCCAGGCATTGATCGGCATCATCACCTTGGATGAGCGAAAGGCCGACATCGAGAACCTGTTTGAGCGATTGAAGGAGAGGGAGATTACTCAGGCGAGCGAGCAAAACTATCAGGAATCCGTGGGCTGAGACCTCAAATCGTGAATAAAGCCTCACAATGAGTTGGTCCAAGGCTAAGACCGTCGCCAACTGGCCCCAAGAGAAACAACGCGAATTCCTTGAGAATCTGAGTGCGGAAGAACTCGCGGAACTCCATCTTCAGCCCTGGTACTGGATTGGCCGACCCGAACAACAGTTACCCGAAGGCGATTGGCTCATCTGGCTCTTGATGACCGGTCGAGGGTTCGGAAAAACTCGCACTGCCCTAGAGAACTTCGTGAAGATGATGATTGACCTGCCGGAGTGGGAGGGGACACCCACTCAATGGGGGTGTATCGGTGAGACGTTCTCGGACTGTCGCAACATTCTGATCGAAGGACCGGCTGGGTTACTGGGAATCCTCAATCGACTGCAAATCCCCTACCAGTACAACAAAAGCCTCTGGCAGATTGTCTTAGGAACCGGTCAGGTCATCCACATGCTCGGAGCCGATGACCCGGACGTCGGACGAGGGTACAACTTCGCCGGTTTGGTCATGGATGAGTTCGCCAAGTGGCGCAACGGCAAGCGAATCTGGCAGGAGGGCTTGCACTTCACCCTGCGAGTCGGACCGAAACCAAGGGCCATCGTTGCAACGACTCCGAAGATGGGGAACAGTCAACTCAAGGAATGGCTGGATTCTCCGCGAGTGGTAGTGACCAAGGGAAGCCTGGACGACAACGCCGACAACCTCCCGGAATCGTTCATCGAAGGCATTGCGGAGCAGTACGCAGGGACCAGACTTGAACGTCAGGAACGCTACGGGGAGTTAATCGAGGAAGTCGAGGGGGCGCTGTGGAAGTACGACGACATCCTGGTCTGGCGCGGTCCATTTCCGGAGATTGTCCGAACAGTCGTGGCGATTGACCCCGCAATTACCAATACCGAGAACTCCGACGAGACGGGGATTGTCATCGCTTCTAGGGGCAAAGACGGTGAACTGATAGTGAGGGCCGACAGGACGATAAAAGCTCAGCCGGCACAGTGGGCACAACGGGCAATCGACGCCTTCCACGAATTCGAGGCCGACCGAATCGTCTACGAAGACAACCAAGGGGGTGACGCGTGGGCTGACATCATCCACCAGATTGACTCCTACATCCCCGTCAAGCCGGTTCATGCGATGGTCGGCAAGCGACTACGGGCCGAACCGATTTCCGCGTTGTACGAACAGCACAAGGTTCATCACCAAGCGCACTTCGACAAACTCGAAGGCCAGATGACCAGTTGGGAGCCCTACGATCCGAAATCCAAATCCCCCGACCGAGTAGACGCATTGGTCCACGCTTTGACGGAACTGAATCCCAGCGGAACCAAGAGTAAGTTCATCAGTGAACTCATGGACTTTTGCCCGAACTGCACGCAGGCCAACCCCAAAGGTCAGGTCATCTGTCAAAGTTGTGGAAGGCCGATGAATGGGCTATAGAGAGTACCGAGCCGAGAAAAAGGCCGAGAAACTAAGCAGCGCGGTCAAAGCGGAACTGGAAAAGGCCGGTTACGCCTCACTCCCTGCCGGTGCCACCGTTTCACCGTTGTCCAACATGCTCGCCAATACCACTGTCCCGACAGGACCGTACGGGCAGTTCCCGGCGATGGCCGAAGCCTTGATGCGAAACGGTGCGACCTTTGGCGCGCCGATGGGTCCGGGCGTCCCGTTGGACCCGGTTGGCTTAGATGCTCCGACAGATGGAAGGGTGCGACCGGGCTTTCGTAGGTACCAGTACGACATCTCGCACAACCTGAACATCAATCAGCGTCAGGCGTTGTGGAACACACTTCGAAATGCTGCGGTCTCGATTGACGTGATTTCACGCTGTATCCAAATCCGCACCGCTGACGTGCTGAAGATGGACCTGGACTTTGGGGTAAGCCAAGACGCGATCAACTCAATAATGCTGAAGGACAACCTGGCGGCGTCAGAAGCAGCCAAGGTCGCGCGGAAACTCTACGCCCCAGAAATCGACCGGATGAAAGCCTTTTGGGAGAACCCTTTCCCGGAGGACAACCGAAACCTCCAAGAGTTCATTGGCGAGATGATGTGGCAGTTGTTGGTCTATGACGGGCTGGCAATCGCTCCTGCGTTCAACTTAGGGGCAGACTGCATCGGGTTTGAAATCATCGACGCGCCCACGATCAATGTCTTGCTCAACAACTACGGTCGTAGACCACTGCCGCCGGCCCCGGCGTTTCAACAGAACCTCTGGGGCTACGTCCGAAATGAAGCAGTCTCAAGCAATCTCAAGGGCAAGACCTTCCAAGACGGCGGCGCACCGTATGACGTGACCGAGGCAGACGTGCTGTCGTACTTCATCTTCAACCCACGCACCAACACCCCCTACGGCTGGAGCCCAACCGAGAAATCCCTGCAAATCGCCAGCCTGTATTCCGAACGGCAGAAATGGCAACTCGACTTCTACAAGAACGGCACCACCGCACAGCTGTACTGGCGCTCAACCGACGAGGCAATCACCTTGCAGAACCTCTCGACGGCGGAGCGAATCATCAACGAGGGATTGCAGGGAATGACACCGGCGCGGTACCAGACCAAAATCATGCCCCCTGGATTCAGCGACCCGTTTGAGCCAAAGAGTGTCGAAGAGGTCTACAAAGCGGACTACGACGAACACTGGTTGAAGCAGATGGCGAGTTTCTTCAACCTCATGCCGTCACAGTTAGGCGTTGT